CATTATATCTCTCCGCCTTTAGGTTTTGACTTAGATTTTACGATGTTTGCATCTTGATCTGCTACTGAAGTATCAACATTCATAGATCTAAGTGCAGCATCTGGTTCTCCACCAGCACCATTAGAACCAAGTTCTCCTTCAACTGGAAGTGGTCTCATACCACCAGATCCCTCTGGATCCATCATCATTTCAGCAGGATCAGGAATAATTCCATCCTTAATTTCCTGTTCAATCTTCTCATCTTGTTCGAGAATCTCTTCGTCTGTTTGTCTAATAATCTTGCGTCTTATATAATCTTGAGAATAATACTTACCAACATAAGGTTCTACAGTAGCAAGTAATGCCATTCTTTCATTCAACAATTCTGCTTCTTTTAATTCAGCAAAATGATTATCATATAAGAAGTCATATTGGATATGCTCACTCATTACTTCCCAATCTTCAGGTGTAATTACATTGGTTAAAAGTAATTGAGTTTTAAGCATATCAGTGAACATATTTGAGAATCTCTTTCTCAAACGTCCAACAAACTTACTAAATTTAACTTCATCTCTCAATATCTCTGAGGATCTTCCCAGATTGAATCCTCCTTCTCCGTCCATTCTTGATGGGGGTACATTGAGCGACCTATATAATTTCTTTTTGAAGTACTCAATATCCGTGATTTCACCAAGGTTTTGACCTCCTGGAAGAGTAGAAATTTCAGTTCCACGACCTCCTTCTCTCCGAGGGAGCCAGAAATCTTCAAGCATTGCCATGTACTTCTTGTCATCACGGATTTCTCCTGTATCAGCGTTGTATACAAGTTTATTCCGATATCTCATCATTACATCACGGAGATATTGCTCTGCTTTTATCTTCGGTAAATTTCCTACATCAATGTAGAAAATCCTGCGCTCTGGAGCACGGGATAGTCTATATATAACCAAACTATCCTCAATCATTCTTAATTGATTAAGAGATTTAATGGCTTTATGTAGATAAGACAGAGTAATTCCTTTATTTCTATCGACCAGACCTGAAGTTACATATGTAATGGAATCCTTCGCCATTTTAATTCCAGCATTATTCCCCATTGCATTGGGACTAGCAACTGGATATGTAAGTTTTGGATTGTAAATAAAATATTCTTCTAATTTAGGGAACTCATAATCCATTGGATTATCGTTCGTTATACTAGTAACACGATACTTATCATCTTTATTTTTCTTTTGTTGCCTCACATAACGCATTTTCATTGCGTCAATATATCTTATCTCCTGCAATCCTGCTTCTGGATTTTTTAAGTCAATAATTTTATGATAGAATAATCTACCATCAACATACCAATTCCTATAAATTTCATGTGCTTTTTTATCAAAATCCAATAAATCTTTTACAAACTTAAACGCATCTCTGACTTTCTTTTTTATACCATCACTAGCATTAAGATTATCTAAATTAATATCTACGGGACTATCATTAGTATCTGAAACCAAAGCTTCACTTATAATATCTTCAATAGCACTATCGCATTCTGGGTGAAGTGCCATTTCACGATATCTTCTTACCAATTCAAACTCAGTCTTATATACGCCTTCAATATCAACATAAGAACCAAAAAAACCACTACTTAAAAAGTGATCAGTCCCGTCCTCATTATTCGGAGGAACGGGAGAGACCGCATTTTGAGGCAGTGATTGTTCATCAGCGTTCTCAATCGAGAACCCAAATAGTTTTGCCATGATTATGAAACTTTCTTACTATTTATCAACCCTAAACTTAGTTAATTAGGATTGCCAGCTCCAGTCAATTTGAGAGATTGAACTTGGAATTCTACAGTGTACTCTTCTATAGTATCACCTGTATCGTAAGATAAGTCAATAGGGGCGACCGTTGATGGCCATATATCGACAAATTCGTACTCTTTTAGTACAGCATTTCCTTCTCCACTGGAACTCTGACTATTTGCAGAAGATCCTCTGCCAAGTTGATAAACTTTAGCATTGACCATATATGCTGTTGGATCTGTTGCACCTAAGTTGGTATCTAGATCAGCAATCTGTTGAGTCCAATTTTCAAATGCGTTTCTAAATCTGAAATCTTCATCATTAATAACTGTTACAGTCCAAGTATCAATTGTCCTGTCTCCAGCAACTTTAAATATCCGTCCTCTGAATGGAACGTCAATATTTGCAATGTTTTGAGCAGGTAAAGTTGCTGCTTTACACATAAAACTAAAGATGTCTGCATCCCAATCAGATACTACATTAGGTGGAAGAGTAGTAAGTTCAACTTCAAATAAATTCGGTCTTGCACCGCCACCTATCAGTTTGGATTTGAAATCCGCAATGTTTTTGTTTGCTCTGGTTGTTGCCATTGATTAATTCCTCCTGTTTGTATTTAGAGCTAGAACTTAAACTCTACCTGCGACTTCTTCAAAGCTGATACCAGTTCTGGTAGCAACGAAGGTCAGGGTTACGTAATTGATAGACTTTGCAGGCTTCAGGAAGATGTCTGCTCGGAATTCATTATTATCAATAACATCAGGAGTGTTATTTGTGGTATCACAAACAACGAGGAATCCATATAATCCTCTCTTAGCCTGAATGTCACGAAGATAAGGTTCAACGATATTTCTAAAGTTTGCTCTTGTTAACTCATCATTGAGTTCAAAGAGTTGAGCTTGTGCTGCTTTTTCAAGTGCTTGCTCAATTGTGAGGAACAAACGACGAACGTTGATGCGGTCAAATGCTGATGCATATCCGAGAGCAGTCTTATCACCGAAGAGAAGTGTTCCAATACCAGGTGTGGTAATGAAAGAGTTAATTCTCTGAGGATAGAGTCTGTCTCTTTGTGTCTTGGTTGGGTTATATGCAAGTTTAACTGCATTGTTAATAACACCTCTTTGCTGTCCAGCAGGAGAGAACCAAGGATAAGCAACAATATTTGTGCGAGTCATTAGACCAGCAACGTCTCCGTTACAAGGAACATAACGGAATTGATTGTTGAATCTATCAAACATATACTTATAACCACTATCAAATACACCATAAGATGAAGATGATAGAGGACTAAAGAAGTTAATTACATTCTCAGTCTGAGTCTCAGTATTAGTGATGTTAACAACATTTGCCCTATGTGGACTAATTGTTGCCATGCAGTCCTTTCTATCTCCAGCAATTGATAGCAACTGATTTGCTTTTGCTTGAGAATCAGATTCTGTAGTACATCCTGGACCCATAATGAGGTAATCAACTTGAACTTCATCCTTGTTAGAGAACAATCTATAGGATGTCATCAAATCTGCTAATGTAGCTTTCATTCCACCCTTAGTTTCATTTGCAGGGATGGAACCATAATCTTGACCACCTGTTAGAGGATAAGATATATTACCCAAACTAGAGTAAGTAACACCTTGTGCATCTAGACCCCATAGACCATCACCAGTTGTAACTGGAGTACAGACTGTAGAGAATCCACTTGCTATTGGTGCAGTGCTCCATTGAGCGTCAGCACCTTCAGATGGGTTCTTACCAGCATAAAGATTATCGGAATAAAGTGCGAGATAATCCTTATAATAAGTCTTCTGTGGTGGATTTATCGAAGAAACTGTATCTTTTGCCTTAGAAAGGTTAAGATGTTTCTCCATAATATTTCCTTTGATTCCAGTAACTCTACCTTCATCATCGACTAGAACAACGTGCATACCATCGTTCTTACCATTTCTAGTATCAACATAATTGCTATCTATTGGTTTAGGAGCTAATGTCTTCCAATAAACGACAGCATTATTAATACCCAATGTCTGCTCATCATACCAGTCTTTAACTGATGCTGGAGTATATGCTGCGCTAGCAGAATGTCCAGTTGTAACACCAGAGTTATTAAGGAATTGAACTGCAGACGAAGTTGTATATGCTGCAATGCTATTGCCTTCAGCATAATCAATTGGGAAGTAAGATGTTATACCACCAACTGCTGATATTCTATCAGTAATCTTAACGTCAAATGTACTATTACTATTAGTGGAGTCTGTACTTACACCAGTAATAATTCCTTTAAGGAAACCTGTGAATCCACCAGTGGTTCCTATTCCTGGAATAATTGCTCCATCAATGTTTGCAGTAACAGCAAATCCAACACGAGCACCAGCATTATACAAGTTGTTAGTGCTAATACCAATCGTTTGGTCTGCGAAATTATCAATCTGACAAACTTTTAGTGTATTTGCCCAAGTTCCTGGGTTCTTGGCACAATAAGTAAATGTTGCATCACTTTGATGATTGTTGAGATAATCATCATAGTTGTAAACTTGAAGGACTGCGGTAGAAGCAACACCAACACCTGCGTTTGCGTTATTGAGATTGCTACCTGCTGTTCTAACTACCTTAAGGACACCACCATATGAAAGGAAAGATGATGCACTCATCCAATACTCATACTGTGCATCTGTTCCAATTGGTTTTCCGAAAGTATTAACTAATTGTTCTTCAGTACTAATTTCAATGATGTCATCAACAGGTCCAATTTCAAACGGTCCAGCAATTGCACCGATGTTATCTAATACATTCTCAGCTCTTCCTATTGTTAGATCAACCTCCCTTACCAGTACTCCAGGAGATAATTGAGGAGTTGCCATGTTGTCTTTCTCCGAGTCTCAGTTTATCTAAAAAATATTTATTAAAAGGGGTATTTTCATTGGGGAAACTTGGAGTGAACATTTACCAATCTGGATATGCCCAGTCACTAAAAGGCTTCTTTTTCCGTTTTTCTACAATTCTTCTTATAGTGCAAATCTTACATTCATATGAATAAGAGGATGGAACTGCTCCTCTACTTTTACGAGTTCTATAAAAACCATCTACTAAATTCTTTTCTTCTCCACATACTCTACACTTTCTATCGACAAGCAATAAATGCCCTAGTTTTAATTGCTTATCAAATTCCATTAAGACATATATTCCCACATATGTGACATATCACCATATTCATCACCTGCTTTTGATGCAAACCATCTATCACCATCATTATCAACAAAACTCTCATTATCCATACCATCATCCATAAATCCAAATGGTGCCATATCTTGTTCTATCTGATTTTTCTGTTCTTCATATAATCTCTTACGAACATCCTGATCAGTTAATTCTTTAAAGTAATCATTCTGTACCAACCAACCATAGATAACAAGACACATTGCAAGGTCATCATTACATCCTTCTTCTGCCTCAAATGAATTATGTTTTTGAATAAATGTTGTTAATTCAGATATAATCTCATAATCTTTAAAAACTATCTTATCTGATTCAATAAGTGCTTTTAAGTTTAATGATCCAACCTTTTTAACAGTCTTGGACATCTTGACTCCCATTTGAGTCTTCTTACCAGAAAATCCCTGACCAATAACTTGACCTGCTCTTCCTCTCATCGATGCCATGAGAAGATTTTCATATTCAAGGTCATAATGAATAATTGATGCCACTTGATCACCAATATCATTTACTTCACATAAAATAAATGCATTATTATATTTTTTTGCTACTTCATATATTACATTAGGAAATAATATTGGTTTAACCTCATTATTTCTATACTTACCAATAATCTTATGAGGGAATTCTGTAATATCCACTAATATAAAAGCAGAGTAATCTTCTGCTACTCCTCTTGCAACATCCACAGTCATTAAGTAATCATGACCTTTGATTGGATTTTCGTAAATATCTAATCCAGCACTTCTTGTTATAGGACTTTCATATACAAGAGTTCTAAGTTTAGATGGTGCAATCAGTGTATCAACAGATCCTAAGAATTCACATTCAAACTCAATTTTAAATTGTTGTTCAGAAGTATTGGCAATTGTTTGTGCTTTCCATGCAGCATCCCTTCCAGGAACTTCTGACCAATGAACTTCTGTAGGAATATATTCATTCTTTCCTCTTTCAGCATCGTGCCAATATCTATAAAAGTGATTCATCCCGTGAGGGGTAGAAACCATTATTACTTTCGTTGTTTTACCAGAAGTAATAGTAGGATAAACGGAACTAAAGAATGCGTCCGCAATATGGTTTGGAACGAACGCAAATTCATCGAGGAAGAGGATGTTAAACGACATACCTCGGACAGCACTTGCAGATGTAGAAGCTGCCAATATCTTACTGCCATTTTCTAACTCCAAAGATCCTTTGTTCCAGGATATAATACCCTGCTGCATCCATTTAGGTAAGTTTTCATATGCAGTTTGTAATCTGGCTAATAATTCTCTAGCAGTTGCTGCTTTGTTTGCAAGAATACCTACATTAACACTATCATTAAAAACAACATAATGTAAGAGATAAGAAACCACAGTAGTAGACTTACCCGTCTGTCGTGGCATCTTGCAGATATTAAATCTATTGTCATGGAAATTATTAATTAATTTCTCTTGAAAATGATAAGGTGAAAACTGAACTAATCCTTCATCAAGAGAAACAATTTTCATATAAGTCTTAGCAAAATATACAGGATCCCCTGCACATCTCATAAATTCTTCAATTTGCTCTGCACTAAAGTGTTGAGCAACATTTGCTTTTTTTAAATTCGGATTACCTAAGTAAATGTCATCCATAATCACATCATTTCATATTTAAAATTTCTTTGAAGTTTTCTATCGTGTTCTGCAGTTTTGTTTTGTAGTTCTATAATTTTTTTTAAATTTTCTACTTGCTTTTCTAGCTCTTTAGTTTTTCTTTCCTCCGATCTGGAGGAGGGGTTCTCCTGGGTCATAGTTTGAAACTTTGTAGTTCCAGAGTTTAG